GCTATCACGCTCTCGTAGGGCGTCCGCCCTGCCGGTCTATCCAAACGCCACAAAGACTTCATCGTCCAGGCTCCCTTGCGCCCGGCAGGTCTGAAATTTCCACTGCTGGCGTTTCTCTGAATCGTCGAATTGCGGTACTTCCGGAATCACGCTCTTCATGTAAATCCCGAACAACTGCCCTTGTTGTTGACCAAGCTGGATCATCACTCCAATAGGCGATCTCTGCCGCGCTGCTTGATAAAGCGTCGGCGTCGCCGCGTCATCTTGCTGGTAGATGCTAAAGTCCAAGTCAATCGACCGCTGTCCGGGCGCGATCGCCGAGGGCAGGTTCACACCGAACTCTCGCTCTCGAAGGTCCAGGTTGTTTTGGAAATTCATCTCGGCGCTCGTCAGCGTGAAAAACTGATTTGGTGTGCTGCCCAGCCACACTTGGCCCAAGTGTCCCGGGATGATCGAATAATTAATCGGGTTCACCGCGGGTTCGGCTGGAAAGCTGGCAAGGGCGCATTGACCCGCCTCGAAACTTGCGCTGTCGAGCACGTCCCGCGCCTGTCCTGAAAAATCGAATTCGTGAAAGTCACCGTTCACTTTCACCGTCAGCTGATCTAACGCTGCACCGGCCAATATGCGCTGTACCGATGTTCCAGGGCTCCAGTAATCGAAAATCGTCACGCTCGATAAATCCTTGGCCGGAGCATAAGTCGCCGTCGGACCGGTCTGCGCGCCCGCGGAAGGTTGCGTTGTAAATGGCGCGTTCATCTGAACGGTTTGATTATCCACAACGGCGGACACAAAGCGGATCTCTCCGCCACTCGTGATCGCTTGTCCGGGCGCAAGTCCGTGCGGCCCGGTAAAGGCGATCTGCGACGCGCTCACCGATGACGCAACGCTCAATGCGGCAGCCGTCATGGATGCGCCGCCAAGGCACGCTTGAAACAGTGGTCCATGCGGCGGCTGCGTCGTTTGGTCCGTCCAGTTCGTCATGTAGGTCTTCAGTTCGAAGCTGGTGTTCGTGCGCAACCCACTCGGGTTCCCAGCGAAGGTTCTGGTTCCCGTCTTATCTTTGCGCTGAACTTTCTCCGTCCCCTGCTTCGCTGTCAGCTTCAGGGCCGCAATCCGATTCAACGCCGATACGGCCCCTGCAGCGCCGTAACTCTGCTCCAGAGCCACATAGAAACGATTGTCATTCGATAGTATGTACGACATATTGCGCCCTGGCTAATTCGTGCTGATCTCCAGCACAATCGTCACTTTCGCGATCTGCAAGAAATTCTTCCCCCCGTGTTTCACCCCGCTGTAGGCCACTTCGTAGCCTCCGGCGTAAAAAACTCCATCTCCCCAATCGCCCCTGCTTTGGTCCAGCACATTCGTCACTGCGTCCACATAAGACTGCACGTTGCTTTCGATCTCGTCCAGCCGGTCCTGCGAAACTCTCATCTCAATCACCATCCGCGCGTCCCCGGAGAACGTCCGGAATTTTTCACGCAAAAGGTTACTAACTGTCGTACAGTACACGCATACCAATGGATACTGGATAATCGTGCTTTTCTCCGAAATGTCCGGCGCTACATTCTGCGCGATAATCTGTCCCGCGCCGATAGAAGGCAGCGACAAACTCTGCCCCGCGGCTAAGTCCGCTACCGCACCCGGAAGTCCTTCACTCCCAGTGAGCTTTGCCACTAACTTGTTCGTGGTAAGAGTTCCAACCAGTGCCATCGTTATCCCCGCTCGATCACCCGCTGGTCAACGAGAAACCAGGTCGGTTGCTGCCCCGTACCCGGAGCAGCGCCCTGCATCAGGCCCGCCGTCATCGTCCACGTGGTACCGGTTGCGATCGGAGCGTTGTTCTGCAGCGTCAGGGTCGTGGGTTTTTGACCAGCGTAAACGTTCCATGCGCTTGCGTTCACTGGCGGATTCACCGCTGCCACCACCAGCTGTTGACCAGAGGCGACAACAACTTCGATAGTGTCGCTCAGCGCCCCTTGATAACCGGACGGATCCTGCCAGGTCGTCGCCACATAATATGTTCCGCCGATGCCGGTTCCCACCACCGTGCTCAACACCGGGACCGCTGCCTTCGGAATAGGCCCGGTGACCACTCCGACGCCGATTTGAAAATAACTCTTCGAACTGTCCTTAGAGAGTTGCTCGTATGTTTGCCACTTACCCGAATATCTGTCGTTCAGTTGGTTGTTGTAAGCGTCGCGATAAACTAGCGCTAGAGTTTTGTATGCGTGCCACTGACGCAGCGGTTCGGTTACCACGACGTCTTCCAATCCTAGCTTTCTACTTACGGTCACAGCCCACTGGAATTTCGGGGTGTCCATTCGGCGTCGGAAGAACAACAGTAACTCTGTTCCGATCTCCGACTGTGCTAGCGCGCCCTTACCACCGATATCAATTCCTTCCGTCCCGGCCACGTCCAAAATCGCGCTCTCGTAGTTTTGAAGGTCGGTTGGTCCGTTGATCGGCCCGTCAGTGAATAAGGACATGGCTGTTGTGTCTCCTAACGCTTCTCTGGTTTCACAACACTTTTTGCCGGGCGAAACTCGCCCTCCGACACCACGTTCACCTGTATCTTCTGGGCCATCGCCCGATGCTCCGCCTCTTGCCGGGCTTGCTCCATGGTCTGGCGATACTCGGTGGTTTCCTCGGGAGTAGCAAGCCTCGCCCGGCCCTCCAGAATCAGCCTTGCCGCGGCCGCACGCGATACCTCTGTTGTGCGTCCGGCCTTCCCGCCATCGGGCGTCTCGTGGCTCACCACCAGAACGTGCGCCTCCGAAATCTCCTGTTCAATTTTCTTGAGCTTCTGATAAAACACCTTTAAGTCCATGCGCCTCCTGTTGCCATCGCGAACGGACGGTTCACATCCGTTCGCGAGTAAGTCCTGTTCCTTAACTCTCCACGTGTACCCCGAAGGCGTTACGTAATACTGCGCACCCATACAGAACATCAACGGTGAACTGCTGCGCCAGAGTATCCGGATGGTAGCTCATCACCACGCGAAGTCCGAAATTTCCCATCTCCGCATATTCAGCGATCGCGCCCGTGCCCGGAAGAGGTTGAGGCAGCCGTCGGATTACTAAGCCAATCGCGTTTCGCGCAAAAGCGATATTGTGCGTGGTCACCGGCGAGCTGCCCGTCTTGGCCACTAACTGCGAACGGAAAACGAAAAAGTCCTTGATCTTTCCGACGGCGCCTTCCACCAGCGCCCGCAGTCCTGCTTCTCCGGCGCTGTAGTATTCGCTGAATCGTGGAATTTGACGGATCGCCGAGTACGCCACCGGATCCACAACCAGGTATTTCGCGGCGCTCGCGGGCACCTTTGCCTGGAACAGGGCCGTTTCCGCCGAGTCCACCGTCGCTTCGGTAACCGCGACTCCTGGCATCCCGGCAATCGTGTTCGAGGTGAATTGAGCGTACAGGCCCAACAAATCTGTCTCGATCCGTTCCGCCAACGCCACGACGGCGGGTTGCATGTACAGCTTCAAAAGGTCTGGCACCGCCAGAACCTTGGTCACGTCCGGAATTTGGAAGGTTGCTTCGACGTGCGTGTTTAGCACGATCTGCGCATTGCCAAGACTGGGATTCTGCGTCTGTACCGTTCCGCCTTCGGCAATGTTATTCGCCACCAGTGTCGGCGGAATGGGTACGTTGACCGTGTCTCCGGCTTGCGCTAGCGTCGGCTCGTAATCCCGGTTGACTAAGTTTCCCATTACTAAGTTGCTCATAAGCGCCGGCAGCGCGTCCACCGCTACGAGCTTTACGATTGCAGTTGCAACATTTGCTGAAGTGATTGCTGGCATCTATATTTCCTTTTCTCTCTCTTCCTTCTTTCTAAGCTCCCCGCAAGGTCTGGCTTGCTACCTTCGCGATTTCCTCACGAACTTTCTCCAGGTCTTCCGGGCTCATTCCAGGTTTGATCTTGTCCAGGTCGACGCTGCCCGCACTCGGAGCCGCCTTCGAACCTGGGCCCATTCCTGACCCGCCCGCCATCCGCGCGGGCAACAACTCCGGGTTCTCCTGGACAAACTGGGCAAGGTATTCCCGAACTGGTACCTCGCCCTCAACGCCTTTCGCCGTCAACCGCCCATCTTCGGCGCGTTTGATGTCATCCTTCACGACGCGGTAGGCCAGATCCACTTTCGCTACGCC